CTGGGTCGACACCGAAACCACCGGCGTCGACCCCTACCAGTGCGAACTCCTGGAAGTCGGCATGCAAGTCACCGACATGACCGGCAAACACCCCCACGACAGCCTCCACCTGATCGTCCACCCCGACAACATACGCAACTGGGCCAACTACCCCGAACTCCTGAAAGCCTACGAAATGCACCTCGCCAACGGACTCATGCTCGCCAGCGCCGAAGCACCCAAGGACACCTACGACTACCAGCACACCGCATGGAACATCCACGAATTCCTCAACGACCAACTCAGCCAATACACACTCCACCCCGCCGGCACCAACGTGGACTTCGACCTACGCCAACTCGACGTCCACCTCAGCCGCCACCTCAACCACCCCATCGCCGAAGGACTCCACCACAGAAAACTCGACCTCACCACCCTGCGCCTCACCGACCAAGCCATCGGCCGCGACCCCTACCAGAACCACGCAGGCACCCACCGAGTCCAAGACTGCATCCACAGGGACATCAACGACTACACCGCCTACCTCGACATCATGCGAGCCGGACACCAAGGAACCCAATCATGAACACCGGCAAACGAATACCCGCAACCCTCACGGCGATCCTCGCCATCCTCGCGCTCGCTGCATGCGGAGAAACACCCAAAGGCGGCGGCCAGGGCACCGTGAACAACCCCGACCCCGGATACGTCCGCTGGTACGAACTGCCCGACGGCAGCGCGGCCGTCCGATGCTTCTACGCCTCCGGCGGAGCGTCATGCGACTGGGGACACATCGAACTCAAGGACAAGCAATGAGCACCCACACCACAACCCCCGCCCCGCAGACCATCGAACTCATCCGCCGCCTCCTGGAAGCAGCCCACCGACCCGAACCGGCCAACGATCCGACCATCTGCGCGATCTGCGGCGTACCGCTCACCGACACCACGTCATCCATCTGCCCCGACTGCCAGGAACTCGAAAAGGACTGGTAAGCATGCACGCCACCACATGGGCCAACGACCCCGTCAACTCACCAAACCACTACACACGCTCGCACCCGGGCATGGAGTGCATCGAACTGACCGCCGACACCAGCTTCTGCCTCGGCAACGCCATCAAATACCTCTGGCGCTACCACGGCAAGGGCCGGCCCGTCGAGGACCTCGAAAAAGCGCGATGGTACCTCTGCCGCGTCATCGACTACGACGAGAAGATCGCATGGACACGCCAACAACACGCCATCCTCGACACCCTCGCCAACGATCCCACCATCCCCGACGCCGAAGCGCACACATGGGCGAAACTCCGGCAAGGCTTCCCCGACTCGGCCCTCGCCTGCCTCGACCGCCTCATCGAACACGAAAGGAACCAACAATGACCAACCCCAACACCTACAACACGGCCTGCATGACCGGTGTCATCGACAACGTGGACTTCACGCTACGCGACGACTCCACCAGCGTGACCATGCTCATCCCACCCGACACACCCGTAGGCACCAGAACCATCATCATCCCCCAAGGCTTCACCCTCGCCGAACACCGGATCATCCGCGAAGCCATCGCCGACGCGCTCGCCGACCACGGGGAGGAACTATGAGCCCCGAAAAACCAGACGCTTTGCTGTGGATGGACGTGGAAACCACCGGATTAGATGCGAACAAGTGTTCGATACTGGAGATTGGGTTGCGCTGCACCACATTGGACGCGATGCGAGAGCACGCGCTCCTCGAAGCGGTCGTCCACATCAGCCGGGAGACCATGCTCTCCGCGCAACTGCCCGCCCTGGACCTGCATCTGAACAACGGTCTGCTCGCCCAATGCGAGACCAGCGACCCCGTCCACTGCTCGCCCGAGGCAATCGCACGGAAGACCGTGAGATTCATCAAGGACATGAGCGGCATGTACACGCTGCACCCCGCAGGCACGAACATCCAACGCTTCGACCTGCCCATAATCCTCAGATTCTGCGCAACCGCGGAACGCATCGACGACCTACTCTCCTACCGGGCACTCGACCTGACCGCACTGCGCCTCACAGCCAAGACGCTCGGCCGAGACCCCTACACGCACAGGGCCAAGCCCACGCACCGCGTCCACGACTGCCTGGACAGGGACATCACGGAATACCGGCACTACCTCACCCTCATGACGGGGCCGGCGCTCGCAGCCGTCAACGCCATGAAAACCAAGGAAGAATCATGAGCATCATCAGCAAGGAGGCGTGCTTCCGTTACCCCGAACGCACGGTGGACGACGTGCACGACACGTTGGCCCAGGTCTACACCAGTGACGACTTGCAGGAGGCGTACATGTTCGGCGCTCAGCGGGAGCCCACCGGCTTGGAAGTGGAAGCCGCCGCCGAACAGCTCTACTACTCGGACTGCAACAGTTCCGGCCTGCTCCTTGACTCAGACTGGAACAGACTGCCGGAGGGTAACAAGGCCATCTACCGCAACCGGGTGCGCGCAATCATCACAACAATCCAGAAAAAAGGAACAGCAGAATGAACGAGAACACGAACATCACCGACATCATCAGCGCGGCGCTCGCCGCCGGATGCCAGATCAGCGTGACCATCACTCCCAAAGACTTCTACAACGAATCACAGGAGCCGGAGGAATGAACGTGAGCGAAAGCATCGACTGGCGGCATTCCACGCCGGGAGAGCTTGACCTGCACCGGTTCATCGGACTCACGAGGAGAGGCCAAACACTGGACGGCTATCTCTTCCGCTCCATCAACGTACTCAAGGAAATACGACCATGAAAAAAACTACATTAGTCCACCACAGAACTACATTAATCACCACCGGTTTTTATAGCGCGCTCGCCGGAGGCACCCGATGAGGCGCGAAAGCTGGTCGGTGGAATCCACCATCGGACTCCTGTTCACCATCATCATCGCGATACTGGCACTCGCCATCGTATCCGCCATCGGCCTGGCCGCGTACGCCGCGATGGACACCGGCCCCAGCCAGCGCATCGTGCAGCAGGTGGAGACCACGGGCGACGTTCGCCGCCTATGCATCGAGGCTCGAACCGGCGAGCGCGTCGATGCCATGTCATGCGACTTGATTGATCCGCATACGGGAGGTGTTGCGAAGTGACGAGTCAGGCGATACGCGACAAGGTGCTCGCATGGCACGGGCGCGGCTACGGCGCGACGGATACGGCCCGTCAATTGGGTCTGCCGTTGGAGGAGGTGCGCGCGATCATCCGCGAGGGCGACGGTCGGCCGAAACCGCCATGCAAGGTCGAGTTCATCGAACCGCCGCTGTTCGAGGAATGAACTGAAATACCAGATAAAAACGAAACCCTCCACACGAGGCGGAGGGCATGTCAGCAAACAACCAGTTTAGCCGATGTGGAGGGGTTTCGTGAACTGCCAGAACTGCAACACCATAATCGAAAACGGGTACGCGCTGTGCACGGCGTGCGAGCTGCGCTTCGCCGGCACGCTCCTGCGACTCGCGCGCGACGTCACGCCACTGCACGACTCGCTGGACGCGACCCTGCATCCGGGCGGGCACGCGCCCGTCAGGATCCAGACGGCCACTCCCCCGACTCCTATCAGGCTTGACGTGCTCGACCTGCTGGACATGCTCGATGCGACGGCGCGCGAACTGTGGCGTTGCTTGGATGTCATCGATGCCTTGGACTGGCACAAGGATCCACGCATGGAGGACCTCGAGGCCACGCTTATCGACTGTGCGGGCCATCCCAGGCTCGCCACGTTCGCGGATGCCGGCTTCTACATGGCGACCATCAACGGCATCGCCCGGAAAATCGACCTCACGTTGGATCCGCCAGAGCAGCGACGCGAGATCGGCACGTGCGAGCTGTGCGCCACGATGCTCACCGCAGGCGCGGCAGACCAGTGGGTTACCTGTCCCGTGTGCGGACGGGAACAGCGAGCGCAGACGGTCAAACTGCGTAGGCTCAAGACGTTGTGTTGGGATGATTCCAGGCGAGGGTCGGCGGCTGAGATAGCCAAGGCGTTCACGGATGCAGGGATACCGGTGCGTAGGGGTACGCTCAACGTGTGGGTCAACCGAGGCAAGCTGCCCTCCAGCCCTCAGGGCCTCGCCTATTGCGACGTGTACCGACTCGTGATCGGCGGAGCGGCTTGACAAAATTGTCACTGTAACCGATGATTGCAGTGGCAGAAGTGTCGAAAAACCCAGCTCACGTGGCTGGGTTTTCGCGTATCTGACCGCATTGCATGGGGCGAGAGTACTCCGCCGGCACGTCCAAAGCGCCGGTGATGTTCGCCCCGCCACTCTTTTCATTTGATTGTGAGGCGATGACGCCATGACAATGCCGGGCATGCCGACCATCAGCCTGCGGATCACGTGCAGGGGGAACACCCTCGGCGACATCGACGCCCTGCCCGTGCCCGTGAGCGTCACCCCGTCCGGCCATCTCGTGGTCGACCCCCTCGAACCGGTCATGCGCCGGGCCGTGCAGGCGTTCGTGGACGCCTGGCAGCGGTCGTGCGACAAGGCCGGGTTATGAGCGGCCGCCGGGGCAACACCCGTCATGCCAATGGCTGGCGACGCCAGCAGGTCGTGGCCCGCGTGCTGGCGGCCTACGACACGTGCCACCTGTGCGGCCGGCCCGTGGACAAATCATTGCCGCCGGGATTGCCGGGCTCGCCCGAGGTGGACGAGATCATCCCGGTCAGCAAGGGCGGCTCGCCCTACCTGTTCTCCAACTGCCGGCTCGCGCACCGCTGGTGCAACCGCGTCCGCTCCAACCACAGCGTCGCGTGGGCGCGCGAACACATCAAACAAACATTCGAACAGGGGCACACGGCCGACCTGAAGGCCACCTCGATGCCATTGGTGACAAGCGGCGACTGGTGACGTGGGGAGGAGACCCGTCCGCCCCGGTCGAAGCCCCCTCGGGCGCAGGGCCGATATCTCCCCGGCATGTCAAAACGTAACGCCTTGGACGGCCGTTACGTTATCCCGTTACGTTTTTTTGGAGGTGAGCGCGGTGATCTGCGAGGAATGCGGCCAGCCGTTCACCCCGTCCGGCCGTGGCAAGAAAGCGAAATACTGTTCGGCCAAATGCAAGCAGCGCGCCTACCGCAGGGCCAAGCGCATGAGCCGCGTCACCACCCCTCCCGCCCCGGCCGGGGACGTGGAACATGAGCCCGAGGCGATGGACACCCTCACCGCCGCCGATTTCGAGGCGATGATGAACGACGGGCCCGAGGACTACGTGAGCGTGCTCAAACGCACGCAGGCCCGGCTCAAGGAAGCCATGTTCAGCGCCGGCACCCCGCCGGGCAGCC